CAATTATATAAATAAGTCTTAATCCCCATACAAGATACACTAATCATTCAAATAACATAAACTCATACTTCAGTACCTAATTAAACCTACATCTCAACTACTTAGTAAAAATAAAATTAATATGTTTCCTAACCACTTAAGTATAATACAATAATACTATAAATTAGAAGTTATTTCGCATTTAATACTATCCACCTTATAGAATGAGTTTATTAGATGAGAAGTCAATTGGTTTAAAATCTTTTACTTCATCAATTGGCGCCTTTCCATAAGATATATTGAAATACACAGTATTAATTAACCGTAATTTATCTTTCTTCGTATTCTTGAAATTTAAATTAGGAAAGTGTTCCCTTAATTTCACATAATCCAGTTTAGGGTAACTACCTTTTAGAATGTACATATCCGATAGTATCCCTTTATCAATCCTATAGAATTTTGAAGTTCCATGAATTTTCTTCCCCTTCTTTCTCAATTCCCAGATAAAGTTAAACTTCCTTTCTTCATAAAAACAGAACTGATTAACATGCAATAAAGCACCTTTTAAGAAACACTCTAAAAATAAATCATCGGGGTTTAGTAATCTTAAATGATCTACTGCCCGTGACTTTGGGTTGTCATTTGCAATACTCTCTAATAAAAAACTTTTAAATTCAGAAACAAAACGTAATGCCCTATAATTAAATGGTGAAACATAAAATACAGAATCAATAGCCTCAATCCTATCAATTCTACACTTAAATGCAAATTCAGGGAATAAAACCCTCTCAACAGTATCAAAGAAATCTTTACAAGGAAACCCATACGAACTATACGTTTTCAAAAATGAGTATGGTTTTTCACCCCAAGGAGGGTCGTTAACCCTTTTAATTAAAAGTGGATCAGTGGTAAAACCAGTTTCTTCTAGTACTAGACTTACTAATTCAGGGAGAGATATATGAGAGAAACCATTAAAGAAGAGAAGAGTATCATCGCCATAAACTCTAATTTGTCTATTTAACTCAAAACCAAGTGAGTCAGCTACTCTAGTCCAATTCATCCAATTTAGGATACTACCAATAGCAGAGGTAAATGGTGAACCAGTTGCTATCCCTTTACTTAATCTAAATACGAAGCCTCCTGGA